TAGAGAACGTTCGTATGAAATCGACGGTTTCTCATTCTATTACCAGTTGCGCAAGCGTGGGTGGGGTAGAGTGGATGAGGGCATGTGCGATATGAAGCACTATTGTCCGCTTTGTCTGGCAAAAAAGAACTCGGCATCCGCAAACTGTTTTGAGAATGCGGAGGTGGGGGAATGACCGAGATATTCTGTCCTAAGTGCTACTGCTCGCTTCGCACCGTGGCGAATCAGATGGCATGGGACGACAACTGCCTTATCGTCGAGATGGCCGAGAAAGTCAGGAGGGAGAGGAATGACAAGCGACAGGAAGGACAGGAAGATCAAGCGCACGACCGCAGACCGCCTATTATCGGGCGTCAGGGATCGCATACGGGAGGCGAATGCGAACCCCGATTACTGCTACACCATAGCCGAGGCGTATGTGTTCGGCTCATACGTCAACTCCGACAGGGACATGATATCCGACCTCGACATAGCCTTGAAGCTCCAGGCACGCTATCCGACGGATTCAGAGCAATACCGCCGCAGACAGGCGGAATGCCCCTACGGAGACGTGTTCCTCCAGCTGGTTTGGCCCAAGGAGGAGGTATTGAGGTTCATCCGCAACCGTTCGGGCTACATCAGCATCCACACCCTCGGCGACCCGGAGCAGGACGCCATGATCTTCTCCGACAAGACCGAGAGGATAGACGACGGAGGGATGCGATGGCGACGAGAAGGTTCTGCGACAGATGCAATCAGGAGATAACCTACGATTACGAATGCGCGATAAGCATCAGCAAGGACAAGAGGCTCGCCAGAGGCTACGACGACCCGAAGGACTTCGAGAAGAAACTTGATTTATGCTTGGACTGCATGGATGTTGTGACAGCGGCTATTAGCAGGGCGTTAGAGCGGAGGGTATGATAGCATGGAGTTCCATCGGTGCGATAAGTGCGGGAAAGAGATCGACGAGATGCTGATTGGGGTGTTCACAATCGAAAGGGACACGAGGTTGATGCACATATGCGATGACCCCAAGGACTTCGACCGCAGGGTAGAGCTATGCCCTCAATGCGTCGGAGGACTGCTTGAAGTGGTGAACGGGTATCTCGGAGAGGATTGCGACGTGTGGGAGGTCAAGCACGGCAGGACGTCGTTCGAGCCATTGGATAAGGAGCAGGAATGACAGACTGGTTCGCCACCGCCCATCAATGCGCCGAGTGCCGCTACTACGAGCAGAACCATATCCACAGAGATCCCGGGAGATTCTATCCCGACGTCATAATCCCGAACTATTGCACATGGCGGGAGAGGCCCATCGACGACATGGACACGGCCAGCACATGCAAATCCTTTTTAAAACGGTTATTCGGACGATACCGCCACCATGACTGAAATACTCATAGGTCAGTATTTAAACCACGAGAGCCGCAATCGTATATCTGTCATGGAATGCACCTCTCTTCGACAACACCCTCCGCGCGGGTGTCTAAAATGCGCGGGTGCTTCATTCATGATTCCCGATCCCGGCGGCCGAGCCCCTATCGACATCATCGGCCGTCGGGTCGGTTCTCCGCATCATCGCAATTCTCGAAACCGACGGGGGACACCTACCCATACTTTACCCGAATATTGCCCGAACAATCGCCAACATGCCTTATTAACGGTGTTAAACGATAGAAGAACCACTCATACCCGGAGGTAAAAAGGGGGATTAGAATGGCGAAAGAGGGGGATAAGCGTAAACATTATTCCGACGAAGAGAAGCAAGCGATAATAGCTGAATATCACGCCGGGCGCTCTCCGAAGCAGATTATCGAAGAATACGGCCTCTCGGAACGCACGTTTTTCAACTGGATCAATAAGACAAGGGATAAGCCGAAGGATGGCAGTAAGAAGAAAAAGAAAGGCAGTAACCCGCCTCCCGCGCCCGCGCGTATCGAAGGGGACTGCCATATCGTAACTGCCAAACTGCCATCGGGGACTGCCATCTACCCCAATGACGTCAATTACATCGAAATCTATGCGACACAGTACGATTTCGACAAGATGAAGCTGCAAGCGGCGGCCATCAACGGCTACTGCCAAGGCATAAGGATAACCGACGACATGCTCACGGAGGCCATGAAGTGCGAGGGGCTTGACAAGGTCTATGCAGTCCTCGCATGCCTGAAGGAGCGCAGGGCGATCCAAGACAGGATAGTGAGGGTGTTCTCCGAGGTGTCGGGTTCATCCGATGAATATGAGAGGATATTCGGCCGTCTCTTCGGCATCAGGAAGGATGGGGACGAATGAAGGACATCTCCCTCGAACCGTTCTCCGAAGAGGTCTGGTCGCGCATCCGCACACAGGACAAGCTCCAGTTCTACGAAGGGCCTGTAAGGTCGGGCAAGACATTGGCCTCGCTCATATCCCTCGCAGGGTATATCATGACGCATGACGTGACCCAAGGGATAATGTCGGGGAACACCCAATCGTCCGTGATAAGGAACTGTGTCAAATCCGTCCCCGGATTGCTCACGATCCTCCCTGATGCTTACATGGTCGACAGGGACGGCTCGAAGCAGGTGATCGTTCCCAAATCCACGGGAGAGGTCAAGATCTACCTCTTCGGTGCGGACAAGGCCGATTCGGAGGACTCGTTGAGAGGACTGTCGATCGACTTCTGGTATGCCGACGAGATAACCAAGCATCACATGAACTTCATCAACGAGGCGTTCGCCCGTTCATCCGCATCGGATCATCCGTTCATGCTGTGGTCGAGTAATCCCGAATCGCCTCTGAACCCGATATACACCGAATACACCGATAGATTCCTCGCATATTCCGATGAACAGAAGAGGACGTTCGGAGGGTATCACGAGTTCCACTTCGCCCTATCGGACAACCCCATAATGACCAAGCCGAAGATAGAGGCGCTGAAGCTTCTCTACACGGGCGTGGAGTACAAGCGCAAGGTGTTGGGGGAGCGGTGTATCGCCGAGGGTTTGGTCTACCCCGATGTGGACGAGCGTTACTTCAAGGAGTTCGACCTGAAGGATGTCGACATACGCTACTGCGCCATAGATGTCGGATTCGACCACCCCACAGTAATGATGTTCGGGGGGATGTTCAAGGGCAACCGCCATGACTGGCGGATCGTGGCCGAATACTACGACGAGAAGTCGAATAAGACCACATCCGACTACTACGCCGACTTCTTGGATGTGTGCAAGAGGCTCAACATATCCCCTAACAGGCTCATCATCGCCATAGACCCCTCCGCCAAGGCCATGAGATTGGAGTTCTACCGCCACGGTCTATCGGTCATCAGGGCGAAGAACGACGTTCTTGAGGGAATTTCGTTCACACGCAACATGATCTATAACGGGTATCTGTCCTTCGGCCCTCCGAGGGACTTCCCTCATACGCTGCCGGAGTTCGGAACTTATTCATGGAATCCGAAGGCGGCATTGATTGGCAAGGACGAGGTAATCAAGGTCAAGGACGACTGCATGGATGCGATCAGATACCTCGCATTCACCCACATGAAACCCTTTATGATGGGCTTGATAACATGAACATGACCATAGCACAGGACATAACGGTCTCCCCGGAGATAACCTCGGAGACCCTCGACATAGCATTCGAACAATGGCTCTCCTACCAGCCGAGGTATCAGCTGCTCAACGACTACTACCTCGGAAACCACAGGTTCGACCCGGAGGCCCACGCGCCCGATCAGAACCACATAATCGCCAACCATTGCAAGTACATCACCGATGTATTGGTCGGCTATCAGTTCGGGAACGAGCCGAGGTACACCACCGAGGACAACGATGTGGCGGGACAGGACATACTCGACCTATTCAAATCGCAGGATAAATGGGCCGTGGAGGTCAACATCGGCGAGGACCTGTCGAGGTTCGGGAGGACATACGAGCTTGTCTACATGCCGACGGACAAGGATGTTCCCAACTCCATCGAGATAGACCCGATGCACGGATTCGTCGCCTATGCCGGGGACGTGGAGAAAGATTCGGTGTTCGGCGTGGTCGTGTTCACCTACACGGACAACAGCCGCAAGACCATCTACCGCCTCTATGTCTACGACACCGCCAACATGAGCGTATGGGAGGCCGATTCCGCCCAATCCGCACCGAGGACTTGGAAGATGGTCTCTGCACCGATCCCTCACGGCTTCGGGCGCGTCCCGCTTATCGAGTACAAGAACAACAGGCAGGGATTGTCCGATTACGAGCCGATCCTGTCCCTTCAGGATGCGTACAACTCGCTCCTATCCGACAGGCAGGACAACCAGGACAGCTTCGCACAGGCCATGCTCGTTCTATCGGGAACGGTGATAGGGCGCACCCCGGACGAGATAAAGGACGGCAAGAGGATCCTGAAAGACCACGCAGTCCTCCAACTGGACGAGGATGCCGTGGCGCAGTACCTCGTGAAGACCTCGGACGAGGCAGGGGTGTCATTGGTTCAGGCGCAGTACAAGAACGACATCCACCGCTTCTCATGTGTGCCGGACCTGTCGGACGAGAAATTCGCAGGGAACGCCAGCGGTGTCGCTATGGCGTACAAACTGTTCGGAACTGACCAGATCGTAGCCAAGAAACAATCATGGATGCAGAAAGGGTTCACCCGCAGATGCAAGCTCTACGATTACAGGCTCAACAACCCCACGATGAACCCCTCCTACATCCCTCTGGCCGACATCGACCACATGACCATCACGTTCAACCTCAACGCACCGCAAGACCTCTCCTACATCGCCACCGCCCTCGCGCAGCTCACGGAGAGCAAGATTATGTCGTTGCAGACCGCGAGGACAATGGTCTCGGACATACACGACCCCGAACAGGAGGCCGCGCTGGTCAGAGAGGAGAGCGAGCAGGAGGCCGCGCTGGTCAGGGACACCTACGACTATGACAAGATCGACGCCAACCGCAAGAAGGATTTGAACGACGATGACGAGACTGATACCGAGGACTGACGCCGAGGAGAACGTCATCGCCTACATGGAGCGCGAGATACCCCTCAAGCGCGTCCTCAAAAGGTTCGCATCCCGCAATTCCAAGCGGATGATGGAGATAATCACGGCCATCCTCGAACGCGCCGGATATGACGGCACGAACAAGGCAACGGCCCTAATAAGGCAGGCCGACCCCTCCACCATCCGCGACCTCGAACGTCTGGCGCAATCCCTTCCTGACAAGGACAGGGAGAGGATGATGACCAAGCTCTACGGCCAGATCGGGACAGGCTCGCTCACCGTCCGCAAGGCGGTCAACGACGTGATACGCTACGGGCCGAGGGTGGACGCCGACAAGCTCCACATCGAGGCCCGCAGCGTCCTCCGCGACACCGCCGCTGAGGCGTTCATGAGAGGGGAGTTCATGGTTCAGAAGTCCGTCGGCATCGGCTGGCAGATGGAAGTTCCGGGGGAGAGAGAGGTCGACGTGTTCTTGAAGAACAAGTGGACGGAGCAGGACGCCACGGAGTACCTGAAACCGCTGTCGCAGGCAGTCCGGGATCAGGTCGAGACGGGGCTTTATCTCGGCGAGCATCCCAGCAAGATAGCCAAGCGCATCCAAGAGGTCGAGAACATCAACGAGGTCAGGGCGAAGCGCAACGCGAGGACGATAACCACGGCGGTCTCGAACCAAGCTCAAATGGAACAGTACCGTAAGGACGGCATCGAGAAGTACAGATTCAGGGCAACGTTCGACGAAAGGACGTGTCCCGTATGCGGAGACCTCGACGGTCAGGAGTTCCGCCTCGACGAGCGCAACTCGTCCAACTATCCGCCGATCCACCCCAATTGCAGATGCACGACTGTGGCAGTTCTCTCCAAAAAGGCCGAGGCGCACATCCAGAGCATCGTGGAGGCACATGCGAGGAAGGACGGCAGGACGGACTATGTAAGCCCTAACAGTCGCTTCAACGATTGGAAGCGTGCTCATACCTGATTTGTCGCATATCGCACATAATCGGGGGTGGTTTGTCAACATCCCCGAATCATTTCTCGAAGAGTGTCCTATCTTAGACATTCCCTTTATCCCGCCATACCGCCGATGCTGGACAAATCCAATGGATTCGGAATCAATCGGGCAGTTTCGAATCTAATGTAATCGCCAACATGCCTTATTAACGCTGTTAAGAATAGTAGAATCACCCAAACAAGGGGGTCATAACTTGGCAGACGAATCTAAGGATTATTCTGGTAGCCCTGAACCGCAGGGCGAGGTCAAAACGTTCACGCAGGAAGATGTGAATAACATCGTAGCAGAAGTCAAAGCGAAGAAGCAGAGGCAGATCGACGAGGCCGTCGAGAAGGCTTTGAAGGACGCCAGCGAGAGGCAGCGCATAGAATCCTTACAGGGCGAGGAAAGGCTGAAAGCGGAGTACGAAGCAAAACTCAACTCCGTCGAGGCCGAACGCGCCAAGAGGGAGGAAGAGCTGCGTATCGCCACGCGCGAGCTCGCCATATCGAAGGCGGAGGCGCAACTGGCATCCCTGAACCTCCCCACGGAGTTCGCGGTCAATCTGCTCGGCGAGGACGACAAGGAGACCGCCAGGAACATCCAGACGTTCAACACCAAGGTCAACGAGTTCATTACCGCTAAGGTCAACGAATCGCTGGCGAGAGGCGGCCCCCAGATAGGCGCGGCGCAGACCGTTCCGAACGCTATGGCCGAGATAGACAAGGCCATGGCGGGAAGGCTGTTCTGAACCGACCGACAAAGGGGGTAAAAGAAAATGACCGCAGGAAACGGAACATACACGGGTCTCGGCCAGAATCTCGGTAACGACATCACGGCGACAATCGCCTACATCACCGGGAAGATGGACGAGATAATCGAGCAGGAGGCCAAGACCGGCGGCATGACCGCAGACCCGGCTCTGGTTCAGGCGACTGGACAGGCTGGATCGGTCAAGCTCGCCACGATGGAGACCACCGGGCTCGGAACATACGACAAGATCAAGGGCTACCCTCGCGGAGGCTCTAAGCTGACATGGCAGACCTACCAGCTCGAAGCCGACAGGGCCATCGCCATCACCATCGACCGCAGGGACTCCATGGAGACCAACGGCCTCGTCACCGCAGCCGCAGTAATGGCGAACGAGATGAGGGAGAACGTCATCCCCGAAGTCGACGCTTACAGGATGGCCAAGCTGTACGCCGCGCTCTACGCGCAGAACAGCGCCAACTCCAACGTCAAGGCCGAGGCGAAGCCCACCGCAGCCAACATCGTCACCAAGCTGACCACAGCCATCG